TATGACCAATTACTTGAGGATTTTGTTGAGGTGTGTGAGTGTGTTCTGTCACACCCTAATGATGAAGTAAAGCAATATGAAAAGGAGATTTTATGGACTGAGTTAGTACAGCTTAAGTCAGAAATGAGAGATAAAAATATTAATTAAGGAGGAATAAAAAATGTTTAATGAAGAAAAGGACGATGTTAAAATTTATGTGATTAATTCTAATGCAGTTAGAAGTGAATATATATTAACAAGTGAGACACTAATAACAGTTGCAAAGAGATACGCAACTAAAGACTCTATTGTTGTTGCTTCAATATCTGATGTTTTTTATTGTTTCTATATTAAGAGGAAAGTGTATTTATGTGATACCACCGCTAACATGGAATTAATCAACTTTTTTAATGATGTAATAGGCGGTTTATATGATAATGCTAGAGATAGTTTTCATATTAAATACGGTAGAGTTGCAACATTATGTGAGTCAGTTAATACTGTAGACCATAGTAAATATGATGCTATTTTAACTTGTATAGATGATATATGGGAAACAAGATATTATTCAAGATTTTTAAGGAGGGGTAAACATGATTAAATACAGATTACATAATATCACAGATTTCGGCGTAGAAATACACGACTTTCACACTGAAAACTCACTAAACAACTACATAGCCTTATTTGTAGACGAACCCTACTGGGTAGAAAATTTGTATACTAATAAAAACATTTATGTGGGTTTTGACGGAGAAGCCTATACCATTGATACTAAGGGAAATAAAGACTATATAGAGACATTTCAAAATCATAAAATCGATTCAGATAATGTTTCACGTGAAACATTGCATGAAACTCCTACAGAATGGATAGCAAGACACACAACTACAGAAGAAAAAGAGCCATACACTAAATCAGAAAAAATATATTATTTCTTAGGTATCTTATCAGTCATAATCATGGCAACCTTTTTATTATATCTTTTCTTATCTTCTGTATCATTCATAGCAGAGCACTTTTCAGATTTCACGTGGAAAGTTTTTAACATTTTATAAGGAGGAAATAACATGGCAAAATTAACAAATCAATTATTGCGTTACAAAGTTATGTTTACGAAAGGTGGCACAGGTGGTTATACCGCCCGTGTCATGATACCAAAAGAAGCAATCCGAGATTTAGACATTCACCCAGGAGACAGCATTGAATATACTCGTGTACCTCACGGATTATTATTAAGAAAGGTGCAAAAGGAGGGTGACTAAAAGATGGCTAATAAGCGTATTAAAAAGAAACAAACAAAAGCGTCTATATTGCAACAGCAATACGCTAAAGAATACAATAAATATCTAGCGCGCGTCAGAAATCAGCAAAAACAAGGTGTACAGGTAGAGAGAATTAAGCGAGTAAAAAAGCCAACTCAAGCTTCTATTGAAAGACTGAAAAAACAGACAGCTAAAAAAATTCGTGATAAAGCGTCTATTGTAAATATGCTTACAGGCGAACTGATAACCTCTAAAGAGTATGGGCGTAAACACGCACTTGAAATAAACAGAGTTTTTACGAAATTAACACCACAAGAGCAGGAATATGCTCGGTTTCATGGTTACACTAACGCAAAGGAATTAAAGACACTGCAAAAGACAGGTATCAAGGTAAATGTAGCAACACCTGTATTAGACTATGAAGCTATTATAGATTCATGGTATGACTCTTTAGAATCTTTTGTACCAAAAACAGCGCATTTTTTACGCATGAAAACAGATGCAATTTTATCGAATGCAACAGAAAAAGAAAGAGCGTTATTTGCTTATACTTATTCTAAATCACCGGAGTTATTTCCAACAGAGCCATATATGGATAAGGCAAGTGTTGACGCTATTTTTTCCAACGTATTACAAAAAATGGGTATATTTGAAAATTCAACAGAATTCCAAGATTTTATGCAGACACAGGATATCTATATAGAGGATGAATAAAAAGGGGTGAGTATAAATGCCACGGAAAAATAATATCACTTTTTGGGCTTGCGATTTTGAGACAACTGTGTGGGGTGAAAAAGTAGAGCAAGAAAAGGGTAAAAAACAAGATAGTACAGAAGTTTGGTCGGGTGCTGACGTGGCTTTATATGATAAAACCGAAAATGTAACAATAACCCATTCTATAAGAGATTTTTTAAATAGATTTTTAACAATGAAAGGCAATAATATATTATACTTTCATAACCTTGCATTTGATGGGTCTTTTATAGTTGATTTTCTATTGAGAGAGGGTTGGAGATGGGTACATTGTAAAGATAAAGAAATGAGGTCAAAAGAATTTCAAACATGCATATCTGATATGGGGTCATGGTATTGGATTAAACTTAAGTGGAATAAGACCTTTTTAGAAATTCGTAATTCATTAAAGCTTATGCCATCTTCATTAAAAAATATTGGTAAATCGTTTGGGACAAGACATCAGAAATTAGACATGGAATACGAGGGTGAAAGATATGCCTATTGTGATATATCAGAAAGTGAGAAAAAGTATATTGAAAATGATGTGCTAGTGTTAAAAGAGGCATTAGAAATGATGTTCAACGAAAAGCATGATAAACTAACGATAGGTTCGTGTTGTCTCTCAGAATTTAAAGGCTTTTATGAAAATAAACAATATGATAAGTTGTTCCCCGATATTAGAGAGGATTACTTAGATGAAGCTATAACAGGAGTGTGGAATCAGTGGGATTATATACACAAGGCATATCATGGTGGCTGGTGCTATGTTAATCCTCAATATGCTCATATGGTAGTCGGTGACGGTTTAGTATATGACGTAAACTCTTTGTACCCGTCCATGATGCATAGCATTAGTGGCAACAAATACCCGTTTGGGCACGGGGAATACCACAGGGGAGCGCCAACTGATGAACTTATAAGCTCTACTAATAAATATTTTTTTATACGCTTCAATTGCCGTTTTCAGCTCAAAAAAGGCGCGTTCCCATGGCTACATATTAGACAGAGTGCATTATACAAAGCGAATGAAAATCTATACAGTTCGAATGTTAGATATAAGGGTGAATATTATCGGTATTATCGTGATATTGATGGACAGATGCATGATACAAATATCACACTCACTATGACTTGCACCGACTGGAAGTTGTTTCAAGAAACCTATGATATATACGATTTGGTTATTTATGATTATGTGTGGTTTTATGCGAGAGAGGGTTTTTTCGATGAATACATAGATAAATATGGTGAAGAAAAAAGAACTTCAAAAGGGTTCAAGAGGCAAAAAGCGAAGCTCTTTTTGAATAATCTCTATGGCAAATTCGCTATGTCTGACAATTCATCATATAAAGAACCTTATCTTGACGATGATGGTATTATCAGATTTATATTACATGAAGAACATGAAAAGAAAGTAGGGTATATTCCAATTGGAAGCGCTATTACATCTTACGCAATGAACTTTACTATTCGTCACGCTATGGCAAATTATGACCGTTTTTGCTATGCCGACACAGATTCTATACATTTAATAGGTCTTGATAAACCGAATAAGGTCATAGAACACCCGACTAATTTTTGTTGTTGGAAATGCGAAAGTACATTCGATTTTGCATACTACGAGCGTCAAAAGACGTATGCAGAACATATAGTTGAAGAGAATCATACCCCTTGTGAGCCTTATCTTGATATTAAAGCTTGTGGAATGAGTAGCCAAGCTAAACGCAAATTTATTGAAGAAGAAAAGAACATCTCTGAGTTATCTACAGGTCTTAGCATGGATAGTTGTAACTTAAAAGCAGAGCGTGTAAAAGGTGGTATTGTATTAAGAAATAAAGATTTCAATATTCACGAACAAAAAGATAAAAAAATTATAATATAATACTTGACTATATTTAGTCGTTGTGTTATTATAATAGTGTAATAAATAAAACATATTACATTGCAATTCACACTCAAAGAAAGTATAAAAAGGAGGAAAAAAAGATGTTTACAAGGACATTAGTCACAGCGGAGGTGTCTGTGGAAAGAATTTACAAAGACAAAGAGACAGGCGAAATCAAGAAAGATTGCTTTGAAGAGAAATTGCCAAATTGTAAAACAAGGGATAAAGCAGAAATCTTGATTGAAAAGCAGTACAAAGGAGACATTGTTTCCATTTTAGATATTAAATTTAAACTGGAAAAACGTGCAATGACAGACGAGCAGTTCTTGCTTAATTCAGATGTCAAGAGCGAAACAATTGTTACCGAAGCAGAGTTGCAGGAATTGAAAAAGGAAGATTAATAGGAAAACAGGAGGTAAAGGACTATGGTAGAAATTAAAGAAATGAGTAGAGAGTTTACAAAGGTTGAGAAGTATCTTATGACAACAGCACCAGATATTGAACCGTTAAAAAATATTATTGACGGTGAATCTATCCCAGTTGACGGATTTCTTATATTTGATGATATTAAAGACAATGGCGACACGCAGGAAATTGTGAGCATTATCACACCGGATAAGAAAGTCTATTCGGGGCAGTCCGCAACATTTAGACAGTCTTTGAAAGACATTGAAAGTGTAATGGACGGGGAAAAATTCTCTATCATTAAAATTAGCGGAAAGACAAAAGCAGGACGCGATTATATTAATTGCACCTTAGACGTATCAAATTTATAATATGATGCCGTGGGAATACTATTTTAATTCTCTTCTTCTAAAGAGGTGGCTATATGCCACCTCTTTTATAAAATAAATGTTTCACGTGAACATGAATGGGGGTGCTAAAATAATGAATGATGGTTATTATCATTGTGAGCGATTATTAACTATGAAAGATAAATATGGGAATACACCCGACATTTTTATTGTGGACGGCAACAGAACAGCAGGAAAAAGCTATTCTATCAAATGTCGACAGGTTTCGGATTTTTTAAAAGATAAATACCGTCCCGAGAATCAGTTTATCTATTTATATCGCAATGTTGTTGATATGAAGAACTGTGCCGACACTTATTTTGGCGACATTGCGGAAAAATTTGACGGTTATGTCATGACTGAAAAAAGTCTGATGCGTGGCTCGTTAGTGCAGTTATTTATCAATGAAGAGCCATGCGGGTACTGTTTAGCGTTATCTGTTGCGAGAAAGTATAAAAAAATGCGTGGATTATTCGTCAATATCCGTTCTGTATTTTTTGACGAGTACCAAGACGAAGATAATATATATTTACCTAATGAAGTAAATAAACTGTTATCGTTGCTTACAACTATCAGTTCGGGACATGGTAAACAGCACAGGAGAGTAATGCTATATATGGCATCGAATACAGTGTCATTGCTAAACCCTTATTATAGCGTATTTGGAATCAATAAAATGTTAAAGAGAGATACTAAATTTTTACGTGGTGACGGTTGGGTATTTGAGAGAACATATAATGAAAGCGCTTCAACAGCTTATAAGGAAAGTGCTATTGCGCGAGCTTTTCGAGGTGCTGACTATAATGACTATGCTAGTGAAAATAAATATCTAAATGATAATGAATGTTTGATTGGTAAACCATCGGGACAGTCACGTTATATTTGTACAATAAAGTATAACGATAATCTGTATAATGTAAGAAAATATGATGTATGTCTATATGTATCAACAGGTGCAGATGATAGTTTCCCTACGCGGATATGCTTCACAAAAACTGATGTTATAGACAACACTGCTATACGTGTAAATTCAACACATTATATTGTAACAATGTTGCGTGAATATTTTAATAGAGGATTGCTTATGTTTGAAAATTTGGAATGTAAGAACATGATATTTGATGCCATATCTTTTTAATGTTTCACATGAAACATTGACATATTAAATTATATATGTTATAATTACAATGTACCCAAAATAATACGAGTATTGTAATTGATATACACGCACATAGACAAGTAGTCTGATATCAATTTTTGGCTTTGCGTTCCCTTTGATTCGATTATTTTGTAAAGTACAATATGTTTCACGTGAAAAATGTTTCACGTGAAACATTTTTTGTTTACAAATAAATTTATTTGTGTTATGATATAAAAAAGGAGGTGATATCATGGCAAATGAAGTTATCGCATTAGTTAACAGTTTAGGACTTCCGACTGTGGTTGCGTGTGCGTCTATGTGGTACGTGAAATATCGAGAGGATAAAAATGATGAGCGTATAGACAAACTAAACGAATCACACAAGAAAGAAATGACAGACATCACAGAAGCTTTGAATAATAACACACTTGCACTACAAAGAATTTGTGATACATTTGAACAGAAAAGGGAGGATTAAACATGGCAGTAAAAAAAGCAGTTGATATATCCTATCATAATGGACTTATTGATTTTGAGAGATTAAAAAACGCGGTTGACTATGTTATTATCCGTTGTGGATACGGGCAGGATATGACCTCACAAGATGATAAACAGTGGGCAAGAAATGTTAGTGAATGTGAAAGATTAGGGATTCCATATGGGGTATATTTCTATTCTTACGCAAAAACCGCAGCTAGAATCGAGGGTGAAATCAATCATTGTCTTAGATTGTTACAAGGTCACGCACCTAATCTACCTGTCTTTTTTGACAGCGAAGAAAAAGGGACACAAAGTGTAGCAAAGCACAACGCAAAGCGCTTTTGTGATGCAATGCTGACGCATGGATATAAAGCAGGAATCTACGCTAGTAAATCATGGTTTGAGAATTATATCGGTGAAACATGGGGATATGATTTGTGGATAGCTAGATACGCGAATGTGTTAGGTGTAGATAATGTGGATATTTGGCAGTATTCAAGTAATGGGTCTGTTGATGGTATTAACGGAAGATGTGATGTGAACCACGTTTACAAAGACTATGGAGTTTCAAGTGCTACACCTACTACACCACCTCCGTCTATTAACCACGCAAAACCAAGAAATGAATTGATTGCTTTAGGGCAACAGCACGCCATTAATTTTACGGGAGTTCAAATTGCCGTTGATGGTATTGCTGGAGGAGAAACTAAAAGAATGGCGGTTCGTGTAGTGCAGAGAGCAATGAATGCTGATTATGGAAAACCATGGATTGCAGAGGACGGGTTAGTTGGTAAAAAGACAAGAAAAAAAGCAAGTAAGCATTATGTGAAACGTGGTGAAACTCAGTATCTTGTGACAGCATTGGAAATCATATGTTTGTTACAGGGAAAAGACCCGAACGGAGTCGAATGCCCTGGAACATTTGGCGGAGGACTGGCACGCGCTTGTGGAACTGAATTCGTTTACGCGAAAGATATGTTATATATGCTTTAATTTTTATTCACGTGGAACAAAATGTTTCACGTGAAACATTTTAAGGAGGTAAGTAAAATATGCCAAATATCAATGTAGCGTATCAGTGGGCGGTCAACGCTTGCAATGCTCCTAATATCGGATATTCTCAGCAATACCGAAGAGGGCAGACTGTGAACGGTATTACATATTATGATTGTAGCTCTTTCATTTCAAAAGCACTCACAGAAGCAGGATTTTTCTCAGTGAACCCATGGTTCACCACAAGAACAGAAGAGGGTTACTTATTACAAGCAGGATTTAAAGAAATTGGTATTAACGAGGCATGGCAGGCAGGGGATATTGTATGGCGTAGTGGACACACAGAAATGGTATATCAAGGTGCAGGCATTGGTAACGGAGGAATTACCATGGGAGCGCACAGCGGACGTTACCCATTACCCGACCAAGTAAGCATTAACTCCCATGTTACAAAACCGTCCGCATGGACAAAAATATACCGATATGGAGATAGTGCAGGAATGCCCCTTGAATGGATTCATGGAAACCGCTATCTCACAGAAGATGAAATGAAAAACAATGCTTATGTATTTTATAGCACTATGTTCTTTAAAGACTTCACTCTAAATGCAATTGCAGGAATGTTGGGAAATATGGAGATAGAATCTAATATCAACCCCGAATTATGGCAGTCCTTAAAAGAGGGGAACTATAATGGTGGCTATGGTCTTGTACAGTGGACACCAGCTACAGTCTATACAGATTGGGCGAACGCTCACGGGTACGATATCACAGATGGTTATTATCAATGTGTTTGGCTTGATGAAGAAACCGTAAGTAGTGGACAATGGATAGAAACAATAAAATACCCAGTATCATGGGAAGAGTTTCGAAAGTCCACAAAAGAACCCGATTATCTTGCGTCTGTATTTTTAAAAAATTTTGAGCGTGCAGGAGTTGAAAAAGAAGAGGAAAGAAAAAAGAACGCGTTAAAATGGTATGCGTATTTACAGACATTATCGCCATACCCAGTACACCCACATGGAAAAAAGAAAAAAATGCCTCTTTACTTTTTCTTTCCGTGGTGATATAATAAAAAGCGTAAAAGGGTGACACTAAATATAAGGAGGTAAAAAATTATATGGATTTTAATGAAGCTTTAAACGAATTAATTGACGCGGTTGCTGACGTTGAAGAACACGGAGACGCGATTGAGGTCTTACAGAATTATGAGAGTGAAAGAAGCGGTGAAACTGACAGCGAATGGAAAGATAAGTATCTCAAACTCGAAGCCGAGTACAAAAAACGCTTTAAGGAACGCATGAAAGAGTCAGCCACTAACACGGGCAGTGAAGAAAAGAAAGATGAAAAAGAAGAAAAAATCACCGTCGAAGATTTAGACTTTGATGGTAAGACAGAATAAAGGGGGTTTTAATTAATGGCAGATGCAACGAATAAAAATATTTTAAAAGCGGTAAAGCAGGAGCTTTCTTTTGAAGTACAGAATCATTTACCTGTAGAAGTCTCAGACAATTTACAGACTGTCTATGATAACATTCTGAATTTTGCACCAGTGCGAAATGAAATTGTACCATCTTTAATTAATCGTATCGGTATGCAGACCGTAGACAGTATTGCGTGGAGAAATCCGTTAGCAAGGTTCAAAAAAGAACCAATGCGTTATGGAGAGACACATGAAGAAACATATGTAAATATGTGTAAAGGTCATGTCTATGATTCACAGGCAGATTTTAAATTCGCATTTCAACAGTACCAGTCCTATATCATGAGCGTGTTCCATAATGTCAATCTTGAAATTCAGTACCCGGTTACGGTTACATATGACAATCTAAGAAAAGCTTTTACTAGTGAGTACGGTATTCGCGATATGATTATGGCTAAAATGGAGAGCGCTATCACAGGTGCAAACTGGGACGAATATCTCGCTATGCGTGATTTGATTAACGTAGGTTATGAAAAAGAAGTGCTCCCGGCAGTAACCGTTGACGCGATTGTAGATGAAGCGTCAGCGAAAAAATTGTTGATTGAGGTAAAACGGGCAGTTGGTGAGTTCGGTTTTCCATTACCGGAAAACAACCCGGCAGGAGCAACTTCTCACGCAATGCCAACGAATCTGATTTGGATTACAACACCGGAAGTCAACGCACATATTAGTGTTGATGCTTTAGCGTATGCATTCCATATGGACAAGGCAGACGTAGCAGTTCAGACGGTGATTGTAGACAAATTCGCTAACAGCGCAATACAGGGTGTTCTTTGTGACGTACGATTTTTTAATGTACGCGACCAGTTCAAGGATATGACAGACCAGCGTTTAGCAAATGTGTTAAGTTGGAACTACTTCTATACGCAGGTGGAAATGGTTAGTGCAAGTCCATTCTACCCGATTCGCGTATTTACAACAGACGCAGTAGTTGAAAAGCCGACCTTGTCCGTGACAGCAGGAACATACACAGCAGGACAGACACAGGAAGTTAAAGTCACAGTCGCAGGCGGTACAGGCACATATCATCAGAATTTAGTTACTCTTGCAGTAGACAGTGGTGCTACTTCCGCGAAAACGTATGTCATACCCGGTACACATTTGCTTCATACGGGAGCGGACGAGACAGGAACGATTGTGTTGAAAGCAATCTACAGACCGGACGAGACTATCACAAAGACGGCAAGTTTTACAAAAGAGTGATAATTAACGGAGGTGTTTATCTATGATAAATTTACCAACACAAG